CTCTCGGGCCCCGGGACTCTGAGCGCCCAATGAACGCCACCGTCACCGAAATCACGGGCGGTAAATACAAGGTCAACAAGGAGACGGCCGAGGTCGAGTTCATCAGGATCTGTGATGCCAATCGCATCGATCATGACACGACCGAGATGTCAGAAGACGAGCTGAAAAGCTGGAACGACCTCAAGGACCAGATCGTCCGGCTCATCAAGATCGGCACGCTCATCGTGGGGGATGACGGCAAGCCAACGTATACGCCTCCGGGCGGGAGCAAGGGCTACACGTTTCACCCGGCGACCGGCGCGACCTTCATGGCGCTCGAGACCTACGACGGAAAGAAGAACGCAGCGAACCTGACTGCCGCGATGGTGGAGCTGACACACTCCGACCGAGGCGAATTCAGCAAGCTGCCGGCCAAGGACTTCAATGCTTGCATGAGGGTGCTAACCCTTTTTTTGGCGGGTTCGCAGTAGACCGAATCGTTCAGAGCGGCGTCGACGCGCCTCCGTCGAGCGTTGCAGAGACGTACCGTCACATGCTGCTCCAAGTCGCAAGGGACTTCGCGGTCCTCCCTGATCTGCGAACGATTACCGCCCACGAGATTGCCTTCTTTTACGACGCCCTGAGACCCGAGTTGAAGAAACACACGCGAGGTAAGACGGACCCCACGCCGACGAAACGGACGACGAAGCCGAAGAAGCATGCCCGGAGGTAAGTTCAGTCTCGAGGCGGTGTTCAGCGTGCTCGATAAGATCAGTGCGCCGCTGGCGAAGATCAGGGGCAAGTTCGATGCCTTTGGCAAAGGCGCGACCAAGGCATTGCAGGGCGCCAACCGTGCCGTTGACAAAGGCCTTGCCGGGATCGGCAAATTCTCCAACGTCCTCGGTATCGGCGCCGTTGCCTCCGTCGCCGGTATCGGCTTCGAATTGAAGAACATCATCACGCTGGGCGCGGCCTTCGAGAGTACGCTCATCCGAGCTGGATCGGCATTCGACACCCCGATAAAGAAGGGCACCGCCGGGTTCAAGGAGTTGACCGATGCAGCGCGACTCGTGGGGCGGACCACCGAGTTCAGCGCCCAGCAGGCGGCCGAAGGCATCAACTCACTGGCCACGGCTGGGTTCACTGCAAAACAGAGTATCTCCGCGCTCCCGAAGATCATCGACTTCGCCTCAGCGGGAGGCCTCGAGCTAGGGATAGCGGCGGACATTGCATCCAATACCCTCGGAGCCTTCGGTCTCCGGAGCGCCGACGCGGGGAAGAACGCACTCAACATGGGCCGAGCCATGGACGTGATGGTGCGCGCGGCCGCGGACTCGACGACGAATGTCACCGAGATCTTTGAAGCCATGAAAATGGGCGGCAGTAGCGCGGCGTCCGCCGGTGCCTCCATCGAGGAGTTCACCGGCATGGCAGGCGTGTTGGCGGCCGCCGGCAAGAAGGGATCGGACGCCGGCACCGCGATCCGAAACTCCTTCATGCACCTGACGAATGCTACCCCGGAGGCCATCAAGATGATGAAGCATCTGGGGGTCACGATCGCCAAAACCAAAGATGGGTCGCTCGATATGACGACCACGATCGGGCGGTTTGCGAAGGCGACGAAGAACCTGACCGGCATCCAGAAATCGGCAGCCATCGGCAACATCTTCGGCGCCTATACGCAGGGCGCCTTTCTCGACCTCATGAACGCGGGTGAAGGCACTATCCGGAAGTACACGGCCAGTCTCCAGAATGCCGCCGGCACGACCAAAACAATGGCCGAAACCATGCGTGAGGGGACGCAGGCGAAGATCCAAAAGTTCTTCAACATCCTGGAGGACGTGCGACTCGGTGTGTTCGAGGCCATCAGCGGAACGGTGCTCGAGATCGCCGACAGCATCGGCAAGTGGGTGACAGCCAATCAGGAGCTCATCAACACAAAGGCCGCGGAATGGTCGGTCAAGCTGAAGGACGCGCTGCCTGACATCTACAAATATACGGTGCTCATCGCGAAGGCGTTGGCGGGCTTCCTGATTTTAGCTGGGATCGTCAAGACGGTTACCCTGCTGGTGACGGTCATCGGCTGGCTCTCAACGGCATTTGCGTGGCTCGAGTTTACGGCCTTACTCTTGGGCACATCGATCGCGGCAGTCGCACTCCCTGTCATTCTCGTAGGAGCGGCCATCGCCGGGCTCGTGGCCTTGGCGTGGGCATACTGGCCCGAGATCACCGGCTTCTTCACGTCGGTGAAGGACTGGGCGGTCGCGGCGTTCGATACAATGTGGAGCGGGATCAAGTCAGGGTTTGCAGCGGCGAAGACTTTCTTGACCGCGTCGTTCGAGTTCGTGGTCGGGCTTCTCACCCTCGTCTTCGCTCCCGGGGTCGCCGCTGCCAAATGGTTCGTCGGCGTGGTCGGAGGATTACTCGAGAGCACAGTTGCCTGGATCAAAGAGGCATGGGTACCCATTGGGGCGTTCTTCAGTGGAGTCTGGGACGAGATCGTGACAGCGGCGACGTCGTTCTACGACGCCCTGGTGGGCGTGTTCGAGCCGCTGGGGGCGTGGTTCTCCAGCGTCTGGACGAACATCTCTGACAGCTTCATGCGAATTGTCGGGCCCATCATTGACACGGCCAAAGGCATCATCGACACGATCCGTACCGTCGGACGTATCAGCCTCGGTACCGCCGACGAAGAAGGCGGAGCCGTCGGGGGCGTGAAGGAAGCTCCTCCGATCGTGGGCCCTCACGCGCGCGCGGCCCAAGACGTGGTCGAAGGAAACGCAGCGAACGCCACCGTCGACGGCAAGATCGTCGTCGAGGCAACGAAGGGCACAAAGGCCACCGTCAAAGCCCAACCGAAGAAGATTCCGATCAGGGTCCAGCACTCAGGGGCTTTCCCCTGAGCTGGCAAGATCGGCTGGGCGAGGCCGCGTATACGAGTCCGAGCGGGACTCGAATGACGTTCGCCTACGTTGACGTCTCCTACGAGTTCGACAAGCGGACCGCTGCGTTCGAATTTCCCGGAGTGAGCGGGACGTACGTCCAGGACAACGGCATCGGCGGACGCCGCTACCCTCTCCTCTGCTTCTTCAGCGGCGCGGAGTGCGATCGAGAAGCTGAGGCGTTCGTTGAGCTCCTCGAGGAGCGAGGTGCCGGGCGGCTTGATCATCCTCTATATGGAAGGGTGAACGTCGTCCCGTTCGGCAGCATCACTAGGCGAGACGACCTGATCACGGGCGCAAACCAAGCCATCATCGAGACCGTCTTCTGGGCGACGCTCGATGCGATCTATCCGAGCAGCTCGGTCAGCCCGAAGCATGAGGTGACGCAGTCGATCGCGGTCACACAAGTCGCTCTGTCGAAGGGCTTTGCCCGAAGCATGAATTTGGCCACCGAGGCCCGGAGAGCGAACGCAAAGCTGACCACACTGCAGGCGCTCAGGAATGTACAGGCAGCCCTGCGAGTGGCCGCGAACGCCACTGAAAGCGTCAGCCGAGAGTTCCGAGACATCCAACAGAAGATCAATTTTGGCCTCGACGTGCTGATCGGCGCGCCGCTGCTCCTCGCCCAGCAGGTCCTCAACCTGATCAATGCTCCCGCCAAAGCGCTGGCTGGGATTGCCTCGAGGCTTCAAGCCTACTTGGATCTGTTGAGCCGAATGATCGAAACTTCGAAGTCCACGCCGGGTGACTTTTCGGTGCTCAGCCGCTTGCAGTTTCGATTGAGCAACGACTTTCATTCGAGTGATTTATTCGCGTCGGGCGCCGTCCTCGGAAGCATCGCCTCCGTTGTCGAACACACTTTCACGGCCAAACCGCAAGCATTGCAGGCGGCCGAGGCCATCATCGCTCGAGCCGACGGTCTGACAGCGTGGCGAGACGACCGCTTCGGCGACCTCCAACAGATCGACACGGGCGAGGGGTATCAACTCTTACAAGAGTGTGTGGCCCTCTGCGTAGGGTATCTCGTCGAGATTTCCTTCTCACTGGTCCCTGAGCGAGCCGTCGTTCTCGACCGTCCGAGAAATATTGTCGAGCTGTCGGCGGAGCTGTATGGCGCGGTCGACTCGAAGCTCGATTTCTTAATCAGCACGAACAGGCTGACGGGGTCCGAAATCATCGAGCTGCCGAGGGGCAAACGGGTGGTGTACTACGCCGCCTGAAGCCGTTGCCATCACGCTCGAGAATGGCCAGCGCTTCGGCGGATGGTCGGATATCGAGTTCCAGTTTGGCCTCGACTCATACTCGGCGCTGTCACTCGGAGGTCCGTTCGATCACGAGCGGCCGGAGGTTCGGAAAGCATTCCAGCCTCTGACGTTCCCGAAGGTCACCGCCACGATCGGTGAAGAGCTCGCCCTCACGGGAAGGGTGAAAGACGTCGCGCCCACGGTCGATGCCGGAATGGCCTCGATCGCTGTCACCGTCTACTCGCTGGCGTACGACCTGACGGAAGTGTGCGCGCCGGTCGAGCTCCTCCCGCTCGAGTTCAGCGGCTTCGACATCAAACAAATCACCGATCGTCTGGTCTATCCGTCGGCGGGTGTCAGCGCGGTCTTCGATGGCCCAGCAGGAGCGAAATTCGCAAAGATCCGCTGTGAACCCGATGGCGTCATTCATCCGTTCCTGGTCGAGCTGGCGCTCCAGCGGGGCTACGTCCTCTCGGATCTGCCGAATGGCGACCTGCTGTTCAGGAGCGAGGCCCCCACGGGAACGCCTGTCGCACGGCTCAGTGGGCAACCCCTCGGCCGCGTCTCGGTCACGTTCGAGCCGGGTTCATGGTTCAGTCGGATTACGGGGAGAGCGTCGCAGAAGGCCGGTAGGAGCGGCTCTCAGTTCAGTCAATTGAACCTCCTCTATCGAGCCGAGAACCAACGAAACTATACGTTGTCCGTCAGTGATACTGAGTCCGCGGACGTCCCCAAAGCGGTGAAGGCAGCCGTCGGGCGAATGGTCGCGACGGTTGCGAGCTACACGATTGAGGACCTGCCGGGCTGGAGGGATCCGAAGGGAGCCCTCTGGCGGCCGAACACAACCGTGACGCTCTTAGCTCCGGAGGCGATGGTTTATAAAGAGACGGAGCTCTTAATCCGGGCGGTGAAGCTCCATCAGTCATCGGAGATTGAGACGGCGACTCTGTCCCTCGTGTTGCCCGGGACCTTCGGTGGCCAGCTGCCAAAGGAGCTGCCGTGGGATTCCTAGCCACGGTCGTCGGCTTCACTCGCTCCGTTTTTGCCGGCGCGCAAGCACCCGAAGCGAAAGTCACCCGAGGGGGAAACGACTCCGTCACGGCCCTCCACTTCGCACCGCCGGGCGATGACTCTTACCCGCTCCCAGGCGACCTCGTCTATTTGGGTGACGACGAGGGCACGGGCGCCGCTCAGATCTTGGGGTATCAGGATCCGTCGACGGCTCCAGCGGCACAGGCCGGTGAGAAACGGATTTACGCGAGATCGGGCCCCGGCGTATCCAGCTGCGAAATCTGGCTTAAGGCGGACGGGACCGTGCTGGTCAGCAACCCGTCAGGCTCTCTCGAGCTCACTCCGAGCGGGACGGTCCTGGTCAGCAATGCGACGGGATCGATCGAGCTCACGGCCAGCGGCGTGACCGTGACCA